AATGGTAAGGCATAAGCAAAAAGTCTCTTAATATATTCTAAACGCAGTCTGCCCTAATGTCTCAGGTTTCGCTAAATTAAACTGCTGCAGACAAAGATAACCAAAAGCATCAAAGGCATGATCCACACCTAAATTCTTATTAGGTAAACCTGTATTAGGTGCATAAGTTAACGTCCTAAGTGCTTTTATCAATTCTTTACAACGAGGGTGTATAAGCGTCCTCCTGTCGCCATTAGCATCAAACAAGGCAGTATTGACAGCAGTGATCTTATCTCTGATCTTCCAGGGGCTTCTAGGACTCATTACAGTGAATCCGCTACGTCTTAGTATCGTATGATCCGTTACACCCACTCCACTCGTCTTTCTTGCACTTCCAGTGGGGTCAGGACAAGCAATGATTCTACGATCTACTCCATATCTTCTTGTAACCTCTTCCGCAAAGTCCCATGTAGTAGCACCTCCTGTCAACATAATCTCATCAAATACATACAAGGTATCATTATGCTTCACAGCACAGATTCCTGCCATAGGGTCTACGTTAAAATCCAGCCCAATTAACAAAGGAAGCATATGTAAATCTGCCACCTCCTTGTCAATATTCTCATCAGCAAAGCTAACAGCAACTAATCCAGTAAGATTTTCAAAACTAGCTTCAAATTCCTGTCTGAATGTCCTCGCATCCAACTGCCCCCTGGCAGCTTCAACCTCCTCTTTCGCTACATTACCCCCCTCTATAGTCGTAAAACTCCATCTTCCCCAATCATCCCATTTCTTCTCTCCACAAAAACACCACATATCGTAAAACCAACTGGCAGTCCCATCAGGTGTACTAATAAACAGTGCCCATCCTTGCTTGTCTGCTAATGCAGGTCTAATTACTTCAGCCCAAACGTCCCTATCCATAAATGCAGCCTCATCCAGAACAACACCAGCTAAACTTCTACCTCTCAATGCCATAGCATTTTCAGTACCCTTTAACTCAATAGTCGATCCATTAATCAATTCCAACCTTAAGTCAGTTTCATTCTTACTTTGAATCCATACTTTAGGTGTTAACCTCTTCAATTCCTTCCACGCAATATCCTTTGCCATCCTATAGGTAGGAGCACAATAAAAATAAACTTCCCCAGGACGATTTATAGCTCCTCTCAATAATTCAATACAAGATAAATAACTTTTTCCAAATCTTCTTCCAGCTACCAGCACCCTAAACCTCTTATCACTATTAAATACCTCTCCCTGAGCATATCTCAAGCTTATTTCATTCTTGTCCTTGACATTTGTTGCCATTTATTTCACAAAATTACCATTACTTACACCTAGTTATAGCCTATTTCACTTCTTTTAAGTTATCATTCAACTAAATACTATAAAGATCAAGTCTGTGGCTTCCTCTATTTTTCCAGAAAACATAAACAATAATTCAATCTCACAACCAGTACCCCGCAAAAGAGTACGTTCCTCTATCTCAGATGTTCTTAAACGTGCTCAAAGACTTTACGCTAGACAGCTTGAAGGTAAAACAACCAGGCAATTAGTACTAGAACACGCTTCCATTGAAGGTATCTCTGAAACTACTTCCTGGGAAGATTGGAATAGAGTTAAAGTCTGGAATGATGAAGATTGGCAAAAAGATAGAGAAGTTCTTCTGCCACGTCTACAAGCTATGAGAATACGTCTATTCAACAGAGCAGTTAAAAAGGGTCAGCTACAGACAGCAGCACAGATCCTAGACTCTCTTGGCAAGGTTATAGGTGAATCTATAGAAACAGTTAATATTCAAGCTCCAGAATTGTCTATAAAAGTTGAACCAAAAAATTAGTCAGAATATATTTAAGTTCCTAGAGTAAAAATTTTTTTTTAAATTTTCCGCAACGTTGCCCCCCATTGCCAAAAATTGCCAGCAATTGCCAAAAGTTGCCAGCAATAAAAAATAATTGTCAGTAATAGAAAAATATTGCCAATAGTTTTTAATGGTTGCTATTAGTTGCCGAATAGAATTAATAATAATCTTTTGTTATTATCTCTTTATTGTTTACGATAATTTGATATAATAGAATTACTTATGTATGACTTTGAAATTTATTATTAATCTTTTTTCTGGTGGAGCTTGCTTCAACTAATCAAGACTAAAACTATTTTTCAGAATCACATAAGCATTAACAACAAAAATTAATTCATTACATACCAGAAAATGAAGATTAAAAAAACCACTAACAAAGATCGTTTAACAGTTGCGATCAATGTAAGGATTGAGGAAAGTCATTGCTTAATGATGGATGAAATCATTAGAAAAACATTTGGCGATCAAATTAGTAGAAGTCAATTTTTAAAAATTGCTTTAGTTGAAAAATTACAAAAGTCAACTTTTGGAGTTTAAGAAAATGAAATTTTATTTATTTTTGATTATTGGAATTTTATTTTATTTTTCTATTGATAGTAGTTTAAAAAAATCTACTCGTATTCATTGTGAGTCAGGAGTAATTTCTGCATGTGAAGCGATTAGGACACAAACTAAATTAGTTGAGGAATTTTAATTATGACAAAAACAAAAGAAATTAAAAAAGCTCCAGAAGAAACTTTTAAGTTTGAAGCTGTAACTAAATATGAGATCTCAAAAGAAGATCTCATTAATTTATTAATTACAGTTGGTCAAGGCTCTAGTTACTGGGCTAAGATTTGCGTAAATTTTAGACCGAATAAAGCTTATAAAAAAGGATATTTAAATTTAGAGTGTGAAGGATGTATTGCTATAAATAAAACAAATTTTAATTTGGATTCAAAATTTTATATTGAGGATATGCAGTGCTATGAGTTTGACGATATTTCAGAAATAGAAGTTATTGAAGATAAGACAGTTAAGGAATTTATAGAAGCGATTAAAAAATGTCTAGAAAATCCTAACTATAGAAGTGACTTCAAAAATAATTTAATTGAAGCTTTAACTTCAAAAGATTATGGAATGTTGGATGCTTTAGATATGGATTTTATATTTCAGGTGTTTACTTTTGGAAGTTGCGTCTATGGATAAATAAAAAATAATAGTTATTATAAATATCTAGGTAAAAACGCCTAGATATTTTTTTGTAAAAAATTATACATGTAAAATTTTATACAATAAAAAAATTTAAAAATATTTTAAAAAATAAATAATAATAATAAAAAAATATTAATAGTAATAATAAAAAAAATAATATTATCTTGAATGAATTTTTGAATGAATGAAAAATATTATGAATGTAAAATAGTAGCATTACTTTCACGTTATTATGATGTATAATTAAAGAGCATTAACAAACTTTCCGCAATGCAGAAAACAAAAGAAAAAAACTACGCTTTACAAAATGCTATAGGGCACATAAAAAGCATCGTTGAAGATTACGAAAACTTTAACTATATAGATAGTTTAAATGTTACTTGTGATGAAGATTACGAGAAACAAGAAGAAATAAAAGAAAATATTTTAAACAGTGCTTTAAGTGTTGAGTTTCGGAGCGGTTGGACTTCTAACCCTAACGAACTAGAAATAGAAGAATTTAAAATCCTTTTAACATGGGGCGGGCCTGCTCTCAGAGTTATAGGAGAATTAAACCAGTATAAAGAACCAGAAAATATAAAAATGCAGTATCAAGACTGGGGAACTTTTTGGACTGATTTTGAAATTACAGAGGAACAACAAAAAGCTTTAAATTGGTTTTGTAGTTGTTTTTATTTTGGAGAATAAATTAATAAAGAGACTGTAAAAAGTCTCTTTTTTTTATATATATTTCAATACTTGCAATTTAAAATATATATATGTACAATAACCTACATAAACATACCAGTTTAAATGAAACCAACTAAAAGCAAAAAGCCTATGAATGGGCGACCTATGCATGAATGGGTATATCTCTCAATAATGGGAGAATATCTTATATGTCCTGATGAATTTTTGGATAATCCCAGAATACAAAAAGCATACGCTATGAATGATGAAGCGGGCTTAAGACGTATTTTAGAAAATGAGTATTAATTATGAATCCAAAAGAACACTTATTTAAATTCTATTCTGACCCTGCTCATGGCTGGTTAGAAATGCCTTTAGAAGTAATTAACGAACTTGAAATGGAAATGTTTCAAATTTCTGAATTTTCTTACTACGATAAAAAAACAGATTTTGTATATGTAGAACAAGACTGTGATTTATTAAATGTAAAAAGAAAATATGAGCAAAAATTCAATCAAAAATTACTTGACCCTGAAAGAGTAATTCATATTGAACTTGATGAAAATAACTTTATAAGAAAGCTAGATCCTTATGCGACTTATACAAGTGAGTGTATATCAGCTACACCTGTAGAAAATCAAGACATTCTTGATGGTAAAAATCAAAAATTAGCATTAGTAAAGACTTTTTTAAAGTTTTACAATTCAAAAGATAGTTTGTTAGATGAAAAACTTAAATCAGATATTATCTGGTTTGGTACTGGACTAACTCCTTGTGAATTTGAAGCATGTAAATTAACTGCTGAAGATTATTTTAAAAAAGGATATAAAGGTGATGAATTATGAATATAAATCCTAATAAAAAATACAAATTTATTGATAAAGATTTAATTAATGGATTTGTTGTACTTACTGGTAAAGAATTAAATGCAATTCTTGAAAAATCTTACAAAGAATATATGGAGAATAAAAAATGAAAGATCATTTTTATGAAAAGACATGCAGAAAATGTATGTACTCAGGTAAATCTGAAG